TCAGAGCAGCCAATCCACGCTTGATATTGCTGCTGATAGATTTCGCTTTGCGAAACATGGCAGAGTTCCGCGGCGCATAACGCTTCACTTGCTTGTTGTACGCACGTTGCCGTTTATACGGATTACTCCTGCTAATGTAAGCAAAACCTTTGCCACGAGATTTGTTGCCAGGAAACTTGGCTCTGGAGAAAAAATTGCCGGTCGCTAGACGAGGACCAACTTTCTTACCACGCATTCGAGACGGCATTGTCAGTAAAAGAAAATATCTTTTTGAAATTATCCTTGAATAGGATACGCCCAAGGTGAAAAAATATGGTGACAATACAAAACCGCAGTATCAGTGAGAACACGGAACAACATACCGGATTGAAGACGGATTTGAAACGCAAATGTAACATCATTCGCTGGCAACTCGTCAGCATCAATGGGTTTAACAAAACCTCCGTTCGTAGTATAAGTCGTTGTGTCATTCAACGCCGCGTAACCAACAACAACACCATTGTTCACAATCGAACCTTGTGGTGTCACAGTAACAGGTCCTGCACCTGTGCAACGTGTGACATACATCAAATTCAAATCCTGCACTGCTTGCTCGTGTATCACACCATTGAGAGTAATACGACGGAAATACGCGTTACCAGCTTGCTCGCGATTATAGACAATAGGACCACCAAAAATATACGCTCCAGCACCAGGGAATGGTGTAACCATCTTACGGAAGTACCCAGTGCCACTGTTCACAGCTTCTTCCGTTCCAATTACATTGCCAATGGTGTTGGTGATGTTGACACCATCAACATTCTGAGTTTTGAGTTGCACTGTATATTCAAGATACACCTTACCAAGAGTAACCTGTCCTGGCGCAACACCAGAAGGAATACCTTCATGAACAACACCAAAGAGACCGGGATAGTACTCCATAGGGTCGCTAGGTTGGTTGTTAGGAACACCAACCTGCTGGTTAGTATCACCAAACTCAGACAGAGTATAGTAAGAAGAACGCGACGCATAGAGCCACTTAGGAACAACAAACATTTGCCTGGCCCAAACAGCGCCATGACTATTAGCGCCAGTGTTGATAAAATTGTTCCAATTCGCAGGGGCGAGGTGAGTGGGATCACCATCGAAATACATGCCAACTTGGCCAGCTGTCGTAGACGAAACCTGCGGCTCATAAATGAATTTCAAAGACAAAAACTTAAATTCTTCAAATTTCCTGGCAATACCAGCAAGCCATGAAAATATCTGCGAATCAGTCGGCCGCAATAGACGGGACGTAGCAGAAAACAAACTTCCAGCAGCTATGGCTGAAGCCACAGCATCCTGAATAAACTCACGTCCAGATATAGTGATGACTCGATTAACTGTCTTATAATTGACAGTGCTCGTAGTAGCAACTGGAGCACTGATATACCTCGCTCGTTTCAGAGAGTTCATCTTTCTTATATATCACCTGCGTCTGAAAGAAAAAGAAAATTTTGATTTCCTGTTTCAAAAATACAACCTGTGTTTCACACGGTGTTTTCGTTTTGATACTTTACGTTCGAAATTATCAGGAACACCGTTCTGATTCCGATCAATACTCACAGGTATGGTAGACACCGGAGCAGCATTGGATGGTCTCTTGTCGCTCCATCCACTCTTTATCATACGGTCAAATTCCTCAATACCGTAATAACCTTCGGGATCCCATACCCAGGTGCCTGGATTTTCACCGTTGAAAACAAAACCAGGTTGAAAAGCATTCGGGCCACCAAGATAAGTGCCCTCATCAAACGCAGGTTGTCCTGCAGGTTGTCCTGACATTGAAAATATTATTTCGTTCTGCGCTTCTTTATTCCAGAATAAGCGCCTCGACTCAATCCAATCTTGCTAAGTCCTAGTTTCAGCAACATTGCAGCGCTAGTAGCGCCAGTAGGAAAAGCAGAAACAGCATCTTTTGCCAAATTGGCTTTGGAAAAGCCATCCCATAACGGAGTCGTTGAAGGGGCAAAATATTTGATACCACCAGCAGCAACAGTCTTGGCTTTCTTCTTGCGAACAATAGCATCACCAATGGTCAAAGCAAGTCCCAGAGGACCACCCATAGCTTTGCCCACACCTACCAATGCATTGGGAGCCTTGTATCTGTAAAAGTCGCCTGCGGCTCCTTTAAAAAGTCTCCAATCAGCCTTATCAATCTCCATCATGGCTTGATCATAACTGATCTCACCTCTGTTGTACCTGTCCTTAGTATCAGCATAAGCAATGTCGTGCTTCATTGCTTCGCGATCCAAAGTTCCGTCAGGTTGTACGCCATGCTGCTGCTTGTAACGAACATCCGTTCCAGGTCCTAAATACTTATAACCTAATTTTGGACCTATATTTTCAATAAATCCATTAGGTTTTTTTTCACGCGGAATCTCAGTATGCACACGAATTGCCATCTGAGCACAAAAAATGAAATAATATTTGATTTATTTCCTGGCCCTGAATGTGCCAACGGAAACAGAGTTCCCGTTTGACACAAGCGGAGCAACAGGAGGAGGTACAATATCACCAAACTGCCTCAGCGTTGTGATGCGACGCATCAGCTGGGCCAAGTCCTCACCGGACCGGTTCTCAAACAAAACCTCAGGGTGCCACGGACACGTGATTATGATCACGGTGGCAAGCAACTGACGGGAGCCACCCTTACACATGATGCGATACTGGTGCCTATCCAACAACCTCAAAAGAACATGGAACTGACAAAAATCCTTCCTGAAATCATCGAAAATGCACACCTCATGCGCATCATAACCCTCAAACCACTGCCCATCCTTCTGAGAAACCCAAGCCCCGGGAAACTCAGACAAAGCCTCACGAGTCTTGCCCGATCCCGTGGAGCCGTAGTACCAACGGATGTCGGGAGCGACGTCGGAGTCCCTCGCTGGTTCCAGGTACTTGAGCATGAGCTCGCCTGCTCGCATGCTTTGGTAGGAGGTAGCGGTCTCGCAGATCGTCCGCATGCCCTTGCCGCTCTTCACGAGATCGCGCACAACGACGATGTCGTTCCTCTTGCCCTGCTTCGCACGCTTGCCAAACTCCCAAGGACCAAGAACACGAGAGTCCTCCTTGCTGCAGTAGTCGATGTTGCTCTGCTCGTCGCCCTTGGCCAACTCGACATGACCACCTGCCGAGAAGAGAGCGACGACACGAGAGAAGGCGACTTGAGCAGAGTAGCGACAATACGCCTGGCAGTGAAGACGCCCGGTGTCGGGAGCCTTCTCGACTTGCCAAATAGCGTAGACAATCTGCAGAACACACAAAACATAAGCAATTTGCACTAAAAAAAATGCAAACGGCACGACGGCACGGCAAACGACAATTCGAAAGGACAAGCGCATTGAATCAAATTGCAACTCACCTGTTTGTCGCTTAGGAGCACTTCTCGCAACTCGGCTCCGAGTCGCTCTGCCTTCTGAAGCACGTCGGGCAGATCGGGTCGATCACGTCCATCACCTCGTTGAAGCGGCGACGGACTTCTGCCAGGTGACCCGTGGACAGACGCACCCTCTTGGCTCTCCTCACGGTCTTTCTCACGTGGGGAAGAGGGGGGGGACCCATCGGCTTCACGTTCGGGATCCGCAGCGGGCTGATCGGCTTGTCGTCCGAAGTAGGTGACGCAGAAACGACTGCCTCGGACGGAGTGCTTGCCGCCACGCCTCTTGGCGACAGGGGAACGTCCTCCATCACCACCGAGGGAGGGGGCCTCGGGGATCCCTTGTGGGTCGGCGTCGGAGGCCACACTCTGGCGTCCTGGCGGTGGAGCTTGGGGCGAGCGGGGGCGTCGTCGAGACTCCATGTTGGTTGCTCTGCAGAACCAATGGAGGTTGAGTACCCAAGGTCACCCTCAACAGTTCCAAAAACTGGTGAAACAGGGGCAAAAGAAGGTGATTCGGGACGGAAGTAGTAGGAGGGCTCATCACGAACAAGAATGGGAACAGTCAGGTCCTCACTTGACACGGGTTGCATTGACGACACACAAACGGTTGCGCTGATCCAAGATCCAAATCACAAAACGCGCTTATGGTACCCGATATACGACGACGTGCCTAATACACAAACTTTTGCCCCCGATTTGATTATTGGTCGCCCAGTTGGTCTCCAAATCGACCTTTTTGCTCCTACAAAATGATGACATAACGGCATACATTTTGACAAAGGCATCCGAGAGACCGGAGTTCAAAACCAGAGCGCCAGAGATTTTTTGACGTCGAAAAAAAAAAGAAACGTAGAAGCCATGAGCCCATTCTTTCTGTGGAAGAGTCCATCAATTACACAGAATATCCTGGGGGACTTGTATATACGTTTAGGAACGTGACACAGGCCGAAAAAATTCCAGCGCTCTTTGGATTTGAACTCGGGTCGTCTGCCTTACGGCGCAACGTCAGACCCAGTACACCAAAGGGGTCCTTCCATGAAAACATAATATATAATTTGGGTCTCATGACCTTAGGTCAATATAAATTATATTAATTAACATAATTAATTATGATAATTATAATATAAATTATTGACTGGTGACTCAAAAATTATGTTAAATTTTTAACTGATGAGTCCAAAAAATTATGTTTTTTTTTATTTTTTTCATTTAACAAAATATGTTTATTTTGGATCACGACTATTTTAGTCGTGAATAACGGCGCGCCTGGGAGGAGCGCCTGGGAAGTCGGGGGTAATACTAGCAAAAACATAAAATTGTTTTGCCCCCGACTTCTTCACACTGCTACACGCAGACATTCATTCAAAAAGTTTGCGCCTAAGGTTTCCTCACTTTTCACGAATTCATTTGTTACAAATTGTTCACCCTCAGAGATCCCTCAAGGGATAGAGCTTTATCTGTTTATATTATTCAATCGCATATATCCACGATAGTATCCGCGAGGAAGCTTCCGCAACAAAAGAGCACGCGCTAACGAATAACGTATTCTTGCACGTGGGTTTCTCGACATGTTCATTGCTCGCGTGAGATACAAAATATCTCTCATTGTGACTTCAGACAACGGTATCGGTTTACGCCTCATCCTGAAAAAAAAATAAATTTTTGATTTTTACAGCTAACCCAATTCCTAACTCCTAACTCCTAACAATTCCCTCTAGTCGTCGACAGTGTTTACACTAGGCGCACAAACGGGTTGGGGTGGCTCCTACGTCGCCACCCAACCCTAACCGTGCTTTTTTTGGGTTAAAATACATTAGCACAAATTCTTTAGTTTAAAGTCACAAAGGACTGTTGTAATATCATTGTACATTTAGAATCCAACAGAATTACGGCCAACACTACGAGGGTAGATGCCTTGAGTTCTCAGAGCAGCCAATCCACGCTTGATATTGCTGCTGATAGATTTCGCTTTGCGAAACATGGCAGAGTTCCGCGGCGCATAACGCTTCACTTGCTTGTTGTACGCACGTTGCCGTTTATACGG